GGACTGGGCGTGTTATGACGCCTCCGGCGCCTCCCGCTCCGCGGCCCACGGCTCCTGCCCAGGCGGCACCGGCACCGGCTCCAGTTCCTGCCGCGCCTCCGGTTACCGCAACACCCCAGGCGGCAACCCGGCAGCAGTACGCGGCGCTGTTCCCCTTCGAGTCTACGTCTCAGATGATTCGAGCCCAGGGGATCGGAAGCTTGATGGGCTAGGTGAGCCAGTCCCGGGCTTCCTCGCCCAGGACGCGCCCAGCCAGATCGACCTTGTCCCTCAGCGCCTTGATGATCTTCTCGTCAATGGTGTTGGGGGACACAAGGTCAATGTAGGTCACCGCATTCTTCTGCCCGATCCGATGGGCCCGGTCCTCAGACTGGAGCCTGATTTCCAGATCGTAACTGTTCGAGAAGTAGATGACCGTGTTGGCGGCGTGGAGCGTGATGCCGTAGCCGCCGGTACGGGGCTGGCCCACGAAGAAGCGCAGGGGGTCTTCCTTGTTCTGGAACCGGTTGACGATTTCCTGGCGCTCATCCTGGGGCGTTTCGCCGTAATAGGTTGCGACCGCTTCGGGCCCAAAGCGGTCGCGCAAGGCAGAAGCGATGCGTTGGATGTCATACGTATACGACGCCCAGATTATCGCCTTGCCTTGAACTTCATCCACAACGTCCATCAGCTCCCGCAGCCTGTGATTCGGGACGGGCTCAATTTCCCCGTCGTCAGGCTGCAAGAACCCGCAGCAAATCTGCTGAAGTCGCATGATTTGCGTCAGGACGCTCTGGGTCGTGGCTAGCTCTCCGCTGTTTAGCTGCGCCAGGGCCATCTTCTTCATCTGCATGTACAGAGTGGCCTGCTCGTCCGTCAGCTCGACGTACCGTTTCTGGTACAGCTTCTCGGGCAGATCAAGGCAGTCTTCCTTGAGTACCCGGTTGCTGAAGCGGTCCAGCTTCTGGTTCAACTCATCCAGTCGGCGGTAGCCAACAATCTCTTGGAAGCTTTTGTGGCCCATCTGCCGGCGCCGAACGACGGCATAGCGACCTTGAAATGCGAAATAGCTGTTGTAGCCAAGCGCTTTAGGGCTCAAAAAAAGGCATTGGCTGTACAGGTCCATTGGACTTTTCGTCACAGGAGAGCCCGTCATGATGCGTTTGAAGCGGGCGAGCTTGCCGACGTTGATCAAGTTGCGGGTGCGAGCCGCCCCCTTGTTTTTGATGGTCGTGCTCTCGTCCACGATGATGATGCTGTCGGGGTTCTTTTCCAGAAAAGTGCCGGCCACCCCCACACCTTTGCGCGTGCTAAAGGCTTCGACGTTCATGACAAAAATCTTCATGCCGTCGCAGTCGCCGTAGATCAGCTCCCGCAACTCTTCTTGGTAGGTCTTTGTGGTCTTCGGGCTCCAACGTGTTACCGTTCTGGGTATGCGGTCAGGCAGGTGCAGCGGTATTTCGCCCTTGACCCAGTTGTCGTAGACCCCCTTGGGCGCGACGATCAAAGCGGCGTTGATCTTCCCCGCTTCATACAGCGCACCCATGGTGTCGATGGCGACCTTCGTTTTCCCCGTCCCCATTTCCATCATCAGCGCGTAGTAGCCCGCGGCCCACGACTCATCGAAGGCGCGGCGCTGGTGGTCGAAGGGCTTGGTTTTGAACTCGTAGGTCACGGTCACCTCAAAACAGTTGACAAGCCAATCCTATAAGAATATAAACGACTTTGTCAACCCACGGTGGGTTGATGAACCAGGGCCCTACCGGTGCCCCAAACCACGATAGGAGAAGGGTATGAGCGATTTGCTCGCTGAAATGGAGGCCGATTTTGAGGAGGCTTCCGCCACCGCAGTTGAAAAGGTCAACCAAGAAGGTCTGGGGTCCGTTGCCGAGATAGCTCGCGCTATCCGAGTAAAGGAAGACCAGATCGCCGCTCTGGAAGACCAGCTCAAGGAGTCCAAGAAAGAGCTGCTGAAGCTCACGGACGAAGACTTGCCGGCAATGCTGCAAGAGCTTGGCCTAAGCAAGTTTAGCTTGGACGACGGCAGTAACGTCGAAGTGAAGCCGACCTACGGCGCATCCATTAAGGTCGATAACCGGCCTGCTGCTTTTGAATGGCTGCGTGAGCACGGCTATGACGACATCATCAAGAACACCGTCGCGTGTTCGTTTGGCCGGGGTGAAGACGACAGGGCATCAGCTTTTGCCGCTTTCGCTGAAAGAGAAGGCTATTTCGCGGAACAGAAAACAGAAGTGCATCCGCAGACCCTGCGCGCGTTCGTCAAAGAGCGCGTAGAAGCAGGGGATGAGTTCCCTATGGAGCTATTCGGTGCCTATGTTGGACAACGCGCAGTCATCAAAAGGAGCAAGTAAAAATGGCTACCGCAAAAGCAGTTGCTGAAAAGGAAGAAAACGCCGTCGCAATCTTTGACGTCGGCATGTTTGAAGAAGATGCCGGCAAAGGCATGGAGAACATGGGCCAGGAAGACCTCGCCCTCCCGTTCCTCAAAGTCCTGTCTGGCAACGACCCCGTGCTCGACGAGCACGAAACCGCTCGCAAGGGCGACATCTACAACACGGTCAGCAACACGATCTACAAGGGCAAGGAAGGCGTCCGCGTCATCCCCTGCGCTTACCAGCGCCGCTTCATCCAATGGGCCCCCCGGGGCACGGGCAGCGGTGCGCCCATCGCCATCTTCGAGCCCAACGATCCGCGGCCCAAGACCGAGCGCAGCCCGGACGACAACAAGGACTACGTTGTAGACGGCGACGGCTCTTACATCGAAGAGACCCACCAGCACTTCGTCATCATCCTGAACGAAGACGGCAGCGCTGAGACGGCCCTCATCGCAATGAAGAGCACCCAGCTCAAGAAGTCGCGGAAGTGGAACAGCATGATGCAGTCCGTGGTCATGCAGGGTAAGAACGGTCCCTTCACCCCGCCCCGCTTCTCCCACATCTACCACCTCAAGACCGTGGGCGAGGAAAACTCCAAAGGCTCTTGGCACGGCTGGGAAATCAGCCGGGAAGGCCCCATCACCGATGGCGCCCTCTACAAGCGCTCGAAGGAGTTCTCCGAGTCCATCATGGCCGGGGAAGTAGTGGTTAAGCACACCGATGAGTCGGCTGTCGGAGACGACGACTTACCGTTCTAGCGCTTAATCCCCGCGGGTCGGCCCACGGCCCGCGGGACTTCCATCCGGGGGATTTATGCAAGTCGAAAAGTTCATGGCCATATTCGATGGCCTGAAGGAAGCCTACGGCACCTACAAGATTGAGAAGCGGCAGGACAACGGCAAGAACACGGGTAAAGCCGGCGTCGTCCGCGAACCACGGACCAGGGAGCTATGGGAAGGCCACCTGAGTGGCAAAGGCAATGCAATTGGCATCATCCCCATCAACGCGGAATCCAACTGCGTCTGGGGCTGCATCGACATCGACCAATACCCGCTAGACCATAAGGCTCTGGTGGCAAAGATTCGGGCAGACAAGCTGCCCCTGGTAGTGTGCCGGTCCAAGAGTGGCGGCGCGCACTGCTTCCTGTTTGCCAAGTCCTGGGTGACCGCCAAGGACATGCAGAAGACGCTGACCATGGTGGCGGCGCAGCTCGGCTATTCCGGTAGCGAGATTTTCCCCAAGCAGATCAGGCTAAACCTAGATCGCGGGGACGTCGGCAACTTCCTGAACCTGCCTTATTACGACGCCGAAGACGGCCTGCGCTACGCCATCAAGGACGACGGCACCTCGGCCACCCTGGACGAGTTCATTGCGCTGTACGAAGCGCACGTTCAGACCGAAGAACAGATCGTCGCGCTCCAGAACACACGGCCCAAGGAGCAGGTGGCCATCAAGGATGGGCCGCCGTGCCTTCAGATTCTGTGCAAGGAAACGATCAGCGAGGGCGGCAGAAACAACGGCCTGTTCAACATCGGCGTGTACCTGCGCAAGGCCCACCCAGACGATTGGCAGGACAAAATCCTCGAACACAACATGAAGTATTTGAACCCGCCGCTGCCGCTGGCGGAGCTGAACACCGTCGTGAAGCAGGTGGAGAAGAAGGACTACGCTTACCGGTGCTCCGACGAGCCTATCTGCGGGCACTGCAACAAGGACCTGTGCCAGACGCGGAAGTTTGGCATCGGCGCCGCCGTATCAAACGCGGCCATCGCGAATTTGCGCAAATACAACTCTGTCCCGCCCGTGTGGTTCCTCGACGTCAACGGCGAGCCCTTAGAGCTGGATACGGAAACGCTGCACAACCAGACCGCCTTCCAAAAGGTGTGCATGGAGCAGCTCAACTTCCTGCCCAAGGCCATGAACAAGCTCGGCTGGGAGAACCGCGTCGCGACTCTGCTCTCTGAAATGCGCGAGAACGAGGGTGCTATCATCGAAGTGGCCCAGGACGCCAGCACCTCCGGGCAGTTCTACGATTACCTTGAGGACTTTTGCCAGAACCTTCAGCAAGCCCAGGACAAAGAAGAAATCTTGCTCCGCCGCCCGTGGACCGATGAGGAGCAGGGCTTCAGCTACTTCCGCCTCAGAGACTTTGAGGCCTTCCTGCGTAAGCAGAAGTTCTTTGAGTACAAGTCGCACAAGATTGCTCAGCGCCTGCGGGACATCCAGGGCGAGAGCGTGGTGCTGAAGATTAAGGGCCGAGCCGTGCGCGTATGGCGCATCCCGGCCTTCAATAACGGCAGCATCCAGTTGGACGCGCCAGAGTTTGGAGCACAGGAGAAGGCGCCTTTCTAATGAAGATCGACACGCCGAGAAACCGCGAAATACGCAGGCTGCGCAGGGACGAACGCATGACCCTCGAAGCCATCGGCAAACGCTTCAACCTTTCGAGGGAGCGAGTGCGGCAAATCGTGCGCGGCATTGATGCCATCTTGGGTGAAAAGGAGAACGGGGATGTTTCGGATATTCGGACCGCCGGGGACAGGGAAAACAACGACGCTGCTGAACATGGTGGACGAGGCCCTGGAGGCCGGGACTAATCCACAGGACATAGCCTTTCTAGCCTTCACTAAGAAGGCCGCCAACGAAGCCAAGGAGCGCGCAGCGATCCGCTTTGGCCTAGACCCCAAGCGTGATCTGGTCAATTTCAGAACGCTGCACAGCATGGCCCTCATGTACTCGGGCATCCGCTCCGACGAAGTCATGCAGAGCGAGCACTACCGGGAGCTGGCGACCGCTACCGGCGTTTCCCTGGTCACGGACAACACCTCCATGGAGGAAGACCTGATCGAAGCCAGCAAAGCCTCTGATCCTATCCTGGGGCTGATCAACCTCGCCCGGCTCAAGAAGACCAGCCTCCGCGACGAGTACAACCGCTCGAACCTGCAAGAGGACTGGCTCAAGGTCGAATATCTGGGAAAGAGCCTCCAGAATTACAAGCAACGCTTCGGGCTCTATGACTTCACGGACATGCTCCAAGTCTTCATCGACAACCCCCAGGTGTGCCCGCACTTCAAGCTCACCTTCCTAGACGAAGCCCAAGACCTGTCCCCCATGCAGTGGGACATTGCACACATCCTCGACGCCAAGAGCGACCGCATGTACGTCGCCGGCGATGACGATCAAGCCATCTACCGCTGGGCCGGGGCCGACGTTGATCACTTCATCAACCTGCCCGGCGGCTCCGAAACGCTCAGCCAGTCCTTCCGCGTACCGAAAAGCGTACACATGCTGGCGGAGTCTGTAGCCAATCGGATACAGCGGCGCTTCCCAAAACGCTACGAGCCCCGGGAAGAACCCGGCCGTGTTGCGCGATGCACGACCCTCAACGAGCTGGACATGGCCCACGGCTCATGGCTCGTGCTGTCCCAGGCGGGATACCAGCTCCAGCCCGTGGCCAACGACCTGAAGGCCAACGGCTACCTGTTCAACTATCGCGGCTCACGGTCCGTGTCAGAGAAAGTCTCTGCCGCCGTGAACGGCTGGGAGCAGCTACGCAAGGGGCAGGAGATCAAGGGAGAGACGGCTCGGAAGATTTACTCATACATGAGCACCGGCTCACGTATTGCCCGGGGCTTCAAGAAGCTCCCCGGCGTCGAAGACAACCAAATGCTGAACCTCGCTCAGCTCCAGCTCCAGCATGGTCTGGTGGTGGGCGATGAGCTTATCTGGCACGACGCCATGGACAAGCTGCCGGAGCGGGATCGGGCCTACATCGTCGCCATGCTGCGTCGCGGCGAGAAGTTCAACGGGGTGCCCCGCATCACGGTGTCCACGATCCACGGCTCAAAGGGCGGGGAGGCGGATAACGTTGTGCTGTTCACGGACCTGAGCCCAGCCGCTGATGCCGACATGCGCGTGAACGCCGATGACGTCCACCGGATGTTCTACGTTGGCGTGACCCGCACCAAGCAGAACCTCTACATCGTGGAGCCCGAGGACATTTCGAGGAGCTATGACCTATGAACTGCTGGCATTGCAACACCGAAGTTATCTGGGGCGGTGATGACGATTCAGAGATGGACGGCTACATCATTTGCTCAAACTTCCACTGCCCCAACTGCCATAGCGTGGTCTTTGTGTACCTGCCCGAGCCGGAAGACGAGGAGGAGCTGTGAGCAAGCTAGAGCAAAACCTCGCGCGCATCGACGAAATCACAGAGCGGGCTGAGCAGGGGAAGATGACCCTGGCTGAGGCCCTGGACACCATCGAAAAAAGCCTGAAATACCTCGACCGACTGCATAAGCACATCCTCAAAGCCGAGCCACGGATTCAGATCATGGACATTAAGACCGGCGAGCTTTCGCCATTTACACCGCCGCCGCGTGGGGAGGATGAATGAGTTTACAGCTAGTGATGATGGGCCAGCAGAGCGAGTGGGTGCCGCCCCATGAACTCCCCGACTTGACCGGTGCCAAACGCATTGCCATCGACGTCGAAACCAAAGACCCGGACCTGAAGAACAGCGGCCCGGGCTGAGCCGTGGGCAACGGTGAGGTAGTCGGGTACGCCA